CAGTGAGATCGGCGTAGATTTCAGGGCGCGGATTACTCCCAGACGTAGTGCGGAAGTTGAGCGTGGGACCGGTCGAAGAAGCCTGCTGCGATACAGGGTACGTAGCATTGCCCGTGCCTCCAGTTTCACGAACCTGCCGGGAGGCATTAGGAGCCGCGGTAGTGTCCGAAGCAGTGATGCCGAGACCCACGATGGGAGCCTGCGAGCCGATGGGGATGGTGACGGCAGGGCCTTTGACTTCCCACGGACGCGAGCTGGTGAAGTAGTCCTTTTCCCAAGCAATATCCGCGAGGCTGGTCGCGGTAGTCGTATCAGCACCAGACGCAGTCGAGATGGCGCGTTCAGCCATCAGGTCCTGATCCCGGTACCACTCATTGTAGATCAGGTTGTAGGCGCGGATGGGGAGCGCCGAGATCGTCGTAGCGATGCCTGGTGGGACACCCATAAAATCCCGCAGTCCGCCTAGGTTTCCAGTGCCGGTGATTGTCGGAAAGACAGAAGCATCAGTGCCGGTGGGACCACCAGTGATGAAATCCTCCCACGCAGACCAGATGATGCGGTTAGGCACGAACCAATGGTGAATTCTCACGTCGATGGGGTGCATCGGCGGAGCGAGGAGAGGGGCGCAGCGAACGAGCGCCGTAGTGTTCTGCCTGAAACTATCGCCCGGCAGGACTTCCGTCAGACCGATAGGGACCAGCGATCCCATGTTGCACGACAGCAGTTTGGTGTGTCCGAGATTGAACTTAGAGCGCTTCACTTTAACGTCTCCCTTTTGAGTTTGAGCCGGGCTTCCACCGTGTCACACGCCCCGGCGTAATGGCGAGCGACAATCTTCGAGAGGCCTTCCGAACTTTGGCGAGAAGCGAGGCGCAGAGCGTACAGTTCCGGTTCGATAGACCTTTGGTACGTGACTTCATCCGGTACATTTGCAGGGCGTCCCATTTGTTCGCGGAGGCGACGACGCATTACAGGGCCAAGAGGCATCAAGGCTTCGCCATGCCGTAGAGCAGCTGGAACGTCCACCATTCCGAGATCATTCTGGTTGGTCATCAGGGACGAGGCAATTTCGGGTATCGCAGCGAATCCAATTCCGCCGTTCCGAGACATTCGCGCGAAGCACGGAGTTCTTTGGGTGGCATCTTCGATACCGACTTTTTTGGTAACGTATCCGGCGACGTATTGTGCGGTTTTGAGGTTGACTTCGCCTGAGTAGATAAACCCGTGACCCCAAGTGTCACTGATGGGCTTGCAAGCGTTGCAGGAGCAGGCCCCGTTTGAACGACCGCGCACGCAGCCAGCCCAGTTGAAAATAATAGCGTGATAGTGAGGCCGACCATGATGCCCCGGCAAGTCCTTCCCATATTCTCCACACGCGAAATACCGCACGCGATGCTCTCCGAGTTTGAAGCGGAATCGCTTGAGCCAGAGGGTAAGGTCAGAAGGCCGAAGGGTAGGGATACCGTCACGGGTCCGGGGAAGATTTTCTTCATTGTAGGTGAGAGTGACAAAAGCATTTTGGGGGTGTTCCTTCGCCTCAAGGACGATCCTATGAGCCCACACGCGCCGACGATTGACGCGACAAGGGATGCACTGCCCGCAACCGACGGGCAGCGCACCGATTATGATCGGTTTCCGGCAAATCACATCCGGTACCCGATACGCTGGCGACGACCGCCCATGCGACGGGAGCCCCGCCGACGAGAGAACGAGCGACGACCGACGCGCCGAGAGACGCGACGGCGCAGTCTCAGTTTCCTACGCCTCATTTGAAATCACCTCCCTTCCAGTTAGTAGCCACGATATGCCTTGCGGCGATCGAGCGGAACGTAAGTGTCCCGACCCGTTGAGCGGACGCCGCCTTTCATGGCGTCCTGATAGAGCGAATTCATCATCCCCATGTACGTCCAGTGATCGAGGTAGGGGAAATTGTGCCGGGCAGTCTGATAGGCGAGCGGCGGACCCCACAGAAAGTCCGCGCCTTCGCCGATAACGTTCGTGGCGGTTGCAGTGTCCGAGTAGCCCGGCGGGATCGGGTAGTTCTTGCCGCCCCATTGCAGATGAGTCGTTGACGCTGGAGGCTCTATCCGGGGCGGGGGAAGCGGACCACGATGCGCTGGAACCCCGGTCATTACCGGAGGCCGGGGAGGAACGCTTTCACGGATGGTCCGCATATTGATCGAGCGGGTTTGCGCTTTGATCAGTTCGTTTTGTGCCGCGGCATTCTCCAGGGCGATTGCCTGCGCCTGCTTCTGAGGTGCGGTCATGGCGCGGGAGACCACGTTGCCAATGTCAGCGCCCATGTTGGCGACTGCTTGTCCAACCGCATTGTCAGCCGGTTGGGAGAGGGGGACAGGGGTACCGGCCATCACCAGCTTGGAGATGCCGTGCTGCTGCCCCATAGCCATTTTCTCGTTGAAGACCTTTCGAAAGTCCTCGCGGGGCCGAGGTTGGGGAGCCATTGCAGCGCCGAGGAGCCCGGCGCCTGCGTTGATGACCGATCCGAGGATGGACCCTAGCATTTGACATCACTCCATTGGTTGCGGGTGGGTTTGCGATGCTTGCCTCCGCCTTTGCCCTTGGCAAGGATTACTTCCCGGCGAGATTTCCGCCGTACACATACCGGAACTTGTGCAGGGATATTGAACCCCAGACGGGGGGCTGCGTAGATCATCCGTTCCGAGTTTTCGAAGAGTTGAGCCGCTACGGTCGTAAGGCCCCTTGCGTGGGCCACCTGAGCGGCTTTGAGGGTGTCGAGGTACAGGCGTCGCCGATCCTCGACTTGCTGCACCAGCGCCCTTCGTATGGGCCCTAGCGTTGATTTCTCGGCCTCAGTGAAGAAGCGACCGGGTGCAGTAGGGGTAGGGTTGAAGACAGGAGCCTTTGGCGGGCCATATTCATACTCATACCCATAGTTGTAAGACGACTTCTTTCTTCTCATCGCTCTGGCCCTGCGTTAGCGGCTCACTGTCAGTAGGTGAGTACACATCAAGTAGTGTACTCACAATGCGCCCCCAGCGTCGAGCCGAAAAAACTACCAAAGGTAGAAATGCCACAGCAGGCAGGCTGGCTAGCGATCTTTTGGGATCGCGTGGCAAACGGCTCGGAGGGGCGCAAAAAAAAGCCGCCTTGGGCTGACGCCCAGGGCGGCGAGTTAGCGGCTCCGACAGGGATCGGAGGCCGGGAGTTAATACCGGGAAACCGGCGCCGCGGTCAAGAACCGCGGCTCCCCTCCGGTTTCCCGGCTGCCCCTGACTCCGGGGCAGAAGGAAGGGGCTCTGGATGGGATGGAGCGGCGTTAATCGTACCGCCATCTCTGGGAAGGGCAGGGCTTTCGTCCACCATTTCACGGACTTCATAGATCGACCACGGATCGATTTCCTCCGGGAGATCGAAGTCCTCCCATTCTTCCGGGGAATCGATTTCCTCAGCTTCACCCAGCTGACGGAGGTGGGCGACGACCTGTTGATGCACGAGCGTCATCATGTCCGGGGTTTCGACGTAGCCCATGGGAGGCGAGACCGGAATCGGGTTGACCACTTCGTAGCCCTGATCATTGAGGACCGCTTTGCCGTCGCGGGGATCGTCGGTCCAACCGGAGAGGGAGAACCGTTCACGGAATGTAGCGTCCGCGTCTTTCGATCCGCCTCCGCCAAAAGGCTCGGCGAGAATATCGACGCGAACCTTTTCGACTGTTTTGCACTTTGCCATTGGTGAGCTCCCATCAGAACGTGAACGAGGTGCCAGTCTGCGACAGCAGACGGCGGGCGACGATATCGTGCTTCACATGGACCTGAAGCACATCTTCCGAGTTAACAGCGAACGAGCGCTCCGGAGGAACGCAAGTGACGAACGTAGAATTGAGGGAAGGTTCCGACGCGAAGATACGGGCGAAATGCCAGTAGTCGAGCAGAGTACGGAACTCGCCGGCGATGGAACTCTCTGCCCGGCGATATTCATCGAAGCGATCCTGATAGCCAAAGATCGCGTCGGGGGAAGCAGCTGCCGCGTAGATCTCCTTTTTAAGAACCGGCTGCTGACCGATGTGCTGCAACTCTTTTTGCCAGTAATCGAACTTTGTCCGCCGGTTGAAATGACGCGGCAGACCGTTGGCGTAGATGGTCTTGGGACGCACAGACATGAGGGTCATGACGAACCCATGTTCCTCGAAGAAGCGAGTGTATTTGTTCGAGCGTACCGCCGTAATGCCGTGGCCTTTGAGCGTGCCAACCGGATCACCTTCAGCATCGGCTGGCGGACCGGACTGGACGATTTCTGAAAAGCTAAGGCGTTGGCGACCGCCACCCAGATACTCCGGTCGCTGGAGACGAGCATCCGACGAGCGCACGCCGAGGCGCGCAAGATACTCAGTGTACCGAGAACCGTATCGAGCCGCTGCTTCCTGATAGCGCTGGATCGCAAGCGACTGGCGCAATTGGTTGACCGTGATCCCGCCCGCCTCAGTGAGATCGGCGTAGATTTCAGGGCGCGGATTACTCCCAGACGTAGTGCGGAAGTTGAGCGTGGGACCGGTCGAAGAAGCCTGCTGCGATACAGGGTACGTAGCATTGCCCGTGCCTCC